TTCGTCAGTTTTACACTGATGACGCTGGTTATGCTCTGGCTCGTCAGATTGATGATGATCTTTTCCGTTCTGGTACTGCTTTCGGTACCGGCACTCTTGACCTTACTGTTCCTGTAACTGGTACTTGTACTGGTGCTGAGTGGCTTAACTCTAACGCTTACTTTGTTGATAGTGCTGACGGCTTGACTGCTTACACAGCAGACACCGTTCTTCCTGCTGACGTATTTACTGATGCTGGTTTTCGCGCTCTCATCAAGCTGATGGATGACAACGATGTTCCTATGAATGATCGTGCTTTCGTTATCCCACCTGCGCTGCGTTCTGCAATCATGGGTACTGAGCGTTATGTGTCTTCTGACTTCCGTGACGGAGCTACTGTTCAGTCCGGTCTGATTGGTTCAGTTTATGGAATTGACATTTATGTCTCTTCTAACTGCCCACTCATTGAAGACTCAACTTCAAACACTGGTGTTGGCGCAACTGCTGACATTCGTGGTGCTTACCTCATGCACAAAGATGCCCTTGTCCTGGCTGAACAGATGAAAGTTCGCTCACAAACTCAGTACAAGCAAGAGTATTTGTCAACTCTGTACACTGCTGACTGCCTGTATGGCGTTCAAGCACACCGTCCAGAGGCTGGCTTCATTCTCTGTGTACCTGACGTATAAGTTAGGATAGGTTGGGGGGCTTCGGCCCCCTGACTACTTATTATGAAAAAGAAAGATTCAAGATTAGCAAGAGTCGGAGTCTCTGGTTTCAATAAACCTAAGAGGACTCCCAGTCACCCCACTAAAAGCCACGTTGTAGTGGCTAAAGAAGGGGATAAGGTAAAGACAATTCGATTCGGCCAGCAGGGTGTATCGGGCGCTGGTAAGAATCCAAAGACAGCGAAAGAAAAGGCTAGAAAGAAGTCTTTTAAGGCGCGTCACGCAAAAAACATTTCAAAGGGCAAAATGTCTGCGGCGTACTGGGCAGATAAGGTTAAGTGGACAATAGTTCTAACTGGTAGTATGATTCTAATGAACTTTAATAATTCATTGGAAAATCAATATGCCAAATTGGAACTTGAAAGTAGAAACGACTTGCCCAAGCTGCAACAAAGTTCGTTTAGCTAGAGGCGATGTTGTAAGAAAGGCGCAAAAAGAAGGAAAGGAATTATGGTGCAAGCCTTGCAGAAACCAAAAAAGATTTTCTGACAAGCCGCACCCTAAAAAAGGGACTGGTGTTATTAACAATCCAGACCTTAAAAGGACAAGAAACAGTTTTTATAAGGCAAAGCGAAGATGCAAACTAGGTTCAAAGCATCATCCAGCTTATGAGAATATAGAATTTAAGTTTAAGTGTTTGCAAGATTTGATAGACGAAATAGGTATTAGGCCAGAAAATACAACACTTGATAGAATTAATGGTTTAGGCCATTACGAACATGGCAACGTAAGATGGGCGACTCCTATTGAGCAAGCTCAAAATAGAATGCCTAGAAATTATTGGAGCAAGACATAATGGCAACGATTATTACTAAGTTTTCCTCTACCCCGTCATCAGTGCCTAGTAACACTGATCTAGTCCAGGGTGAGCTTGCGGTTAATACTGCCGATAAAAGACTCTACACGGAGGACAATGGTAATGTCATTATTGAGTTGGGAACTAATCCTTCTTCTATTACAACTCCATCTATCATATTGGATGGTAGAGATTTAGCCACAGACAGAACTAAGTTAGACGGTATTGAGCCTAACGCTACGGCAGATCAAACAGATGCCGAGATTAAGACTGCGTATGAAAACAACGCAGACACTAACGCTTTTACTGATTCTGAAAAAACTAAGTTAGGAACTGTTGAGTCGGGTGCTGATATAACCGATGCTACTAACGTAGATGCTGCGGGTGCTGTAATGAACACAGACACCTCTACAGTCGCTATGGGCTTTGTTATCGATGAAGATGACATGGTATCTAACCTGGCTACAAAGGTTCCCACACAGCAATCCGTCAAAGCCTATGTTAATGCTGAGATTTCTGCCGTAGGTGGTCTTTCCGTTTCTGGCACTCCTGTTGCTGGGGAATATGGTCGATTTACTAGCGCAAGCCAAATTGAAGGAAGAAGCGCAGCAGAAGTAAAAACAGATTTAGATTTAGAGGTCGGTACAGACATACAAGCCTATGATGCTGGACTGACTGATATTGCAGGACTTGCAGTAACAGACGGGAATTTTATCGTAGGGAATGGAACAAATTGGGTAGCGGAGTCAGGAGCAACCGTAAGAACATCGCTTGGTCTTACGATAGGAACAGATGTCCAAGGATACGATGCTGGATTAAATTCTATTGCTGGTTTGACTACAGCAGCAGACAAGATGATTTATACCACAGCATTAGACACCTACGCGACCACTGACTTAACATCTTTTGCTAGAACACTGCTTGATGACGCAAGTAGCTCAGATGCTAGGACAACACTGGGGGTCGCAATTGGTACTGATGTTCAGGCATATAGTTCAGACCTGACTACATTTTTAGCTTCATTCGATTTGGGGTATAGAAATATTCCTGCGGTTGGCACTCAAACAGGAAGCTACTCCCTTACTACTGGCGATGTCGGCAAATATGTTCAGGTTGGTACAGGCGGTTCAATAACTATTCCTGATGCTACTTTTAGCGAAGGAGATGTTGTTTCTGTTTTTAATAACACTACAGGAAACATCACAATAACCTGTAGCATTACTACTGCTTATATTGCTGGGATTGATTCTGATAAAGCCTCTGTTACTTTAGCGACAAGAGGTGTTGCGACAATATTTTTTATTTCTGGAACTGTTTGTGTGATTACAGGTAATGTAATTTAATGTCTGGAATATTTCTTCAGTTATTGGCTTCTGGCGGAGCAACTACGGTTGACGTCAGCTATTTTGTAATGGCTGGCGGAGGCGGTGGCGGCTATCTTAGTAGTAACACTCAAGGTCATGGTGGAGGTGGCGGTGGCGGCCATAGAATATCGTCAGCTACTTTAGACAAGGGTACTTCATATACTGTAACTGTTGGCGCGGGTGGTGCTGGTGATACCGCTGGATCAGATAGTACATTTAATGGCCTAGCTTCAACAGGTGGTGGCGAAGGCTCAGACTTAAGAACTACCCCAGGAGGCACTGGTGGTTCTGGCGGTGGTGGCTCTGCGGGTAGTGCGGGTGCTGGCGTAGGTGGCTCTGGAACCGTTGGACAGGGAAATGATGGCGGTGATGCTTTGTCTGCTGGTGGTGAAGGCGGCGGTGGTGGTGGTGGCGGGGCAGATACAGCCGGTGCTGACGCCTCTGGAAGCCCTCCGAACGGTGGTAATGGTGGTGATGGTTTGAACGCAAGCTCCGTAACGGGCACTTCCACACGATATGGCGGCGGTGGTGGTGGTGGCTCTTCTCTCGCCACAAGAGGTACTGGTGGTCTTGGCGGTGGAGGTAATGGAGCGCAGTCCGGTGCAAACGCACAAGATGGTGATGCTAACACTGGTGGCGGTGGCGGTGGTGATGCCTCAAATAGAGACGTTGAGGGTTCTGGTGGCTCTGGCGTAGTTATCATAAGAAGTTTGGCTACTGCTGCTTCTACTACTGGTTCTCCTACTCTTACAACAGATGGTTCGTTTAACATTTATACCTACACTGGTTCTGGGAGTATTACTTTCTAATGGCGCATTTTGCTGAATTAGATGATTCTAATAAGGTTGTTAGAGTTATTGTCGTATCAAATGACAATGTTCTTAACGAATTATCTGGAATAAGTTTTTGCCAGTTTCTTTTTGGAGATGGGACTAATTGGGTTCAGACTAGCTATAACACCCATAGGGGTGTTCATAAAAATGGTGGGAATCCTTTTAGAAAGAATTTTGCTGGAATAGGATTTAGTTACGATTCTACTAGAGATGCATTTATACCGCCAAAGCCATATGATAGTTGGATTTTGGATGATTTTGCTTGTGCGTGGAAAGCTCCTGTAGATATGCCTGATGATAGAAATGAATATACTTGGGATGAAGATACGACTTCTTGGGTAAGAAGTTAACAGGAGCAATTTATGTTTGGAAATGGAGAACCAACAGCAATTAAAGGAATGGTCGCAGGGGTGTCAACTATATCGGTTTGGGGTATTAACCTTAACATGGAAGAAGTTTCCTTCTGGTTTACGATAATGGCTGATCTAGGAGTGTTTGCTGGCGGTATCACTACAGTAGCTCTGGGCATTAAGTCCTGGCGAGAGGGTAAGAACAAAAAATGAGCCACTTCGTAGATCAAACGCTCTTGATGGAACCTGTTGACAAAGGCTGGAGGTTACTGTCTTCATTTAGGTATCACAGTGACACGTTAAATAGGACTATTACAGTCCCTCATGGGTTCTTTACTGATCTGGCAAGTGTGCCTAAACTGTTCCGCTGGTTAGTTCCAGTGGCAAACGCAAAGAACCGCAAAGCCGCAATAGTCCACGACTATTTGTGCTGTGAGGCGGTACAAAACTTGTATGGCATAGACCAACGAATGGCAGACAAGATATTCAGAGAAGCCCTGGCAGTATGTAACGTCCATCCTGTAGGTCAGTGGGTAATGTGGACGCCTGTACGGGCTTATCAGTGGACAAAAGGACTATTCAAATGATGGTACGAGACGAAATGAGGGCTATAGGTTTAATAGCCCTGATTCTATTAGTTCTAGTTATGACTGGATGTGGATCTTTTAACGCTACAGAAGCAGGAAAGAAAGCTAGAGAAGTTGAGGAAGCCCTCTGTCCACTACAGACCGCTAAAAACCTAGATAATACTATAGACAATCTTTTTGACTTGATTCCTATAATTGCCTGGGATCCTGTTTGCCGGGAAGAATAATGGAAGTTAGAAGACAGTTGGCCCAAGTTAGACCTAATGTAACGACAGGTGTTACAGGGTTTACTTTAACAAGTTCTACACCATTTATTGTTGATTTAATAAATATTGTAAACGTAGGCACTTCTGAATGTGAAGTATCTATATTCCATGACGTAGACGGAGCTACTTTTGACGAGACTACTGCATTGGTATGGAGGCATATATTAAGACCTTCAGAAATACTTTGCTACGAAGAATATATTTCTGGATTTAGCTCTGCTGAAAACGTAGGAGTACAGTGTAGCGTTGCAGACAGTGCTAACTTTACTATTTACGGAACAATACCGAAGGAAAGACTGTAATGCCTTTAACCAAGATTAAGAATCCTCGGTATGATAATTCAGAAATACAATGGGACTATAAAAGGGTGGATTTAGCTTCTGGGGATACTGTCGTGGAGACACTTCCATGTCTAGTAAAAGGAGTTTATATCAATGAACAAACGTCCAATCATCGAATAGAGATTAAGGACGGATCTGCCTTTGCTTACTCAGTGCCTGCTTCTTCCCCCTCTGGACAGGCATATGATTTTAGCACTGACGGTGTTGCCTATGATTCTGGCATTGTAGTTTCGCCAGATCCAGGTGCCACCGGAAATATAACTGTAGTGTACTTTGTACTTAATTAAAGGAATTTGACATATGGCTATTGTTGCTTCTGATTGGACTATTGACCGTGCTACGGGCAATATCCGGTATGTGGGTGATGATCACAATGGCGCGTCTCCTAGCTATGCGACTGTAATTCAGTTTCATAGATTTTTGAGCGACCTTAACGATGATCCCGAATTTTCTGGCGATGATGAACTCGACATCATTGACAAGACCCCATCAAACCGTTCAACAGATAACATTATTACACTCGTTAACGGGTTTAATATTGATGCTACTGCTGCTGAACACTTATTTGATGGCTCTATTATCCAAGCCGGTGGCGATACTGTTTTTGATGGTATTGTTAACTTTGGTAACGCTGACGTACAAATCCAAATTATTCAGGACGGTTCTGTTCTGGCTGATGATTGGTGGAACTATAACGGTGCTGGGCTTAACCCTGACGCTAACCAAGGTATCTCTCACCGCTTCATGCTTCTTGTTCGTGATGCTGGTGCTGATATTGACGGAAGACGTTTGATTGGTACTAGCAAAACTTTTGGTAATACCTTTTCTGAGTTTAAGATCAACGGTACAAGTAATGGTAATAACGTACTTGCACTGACAGATGCTGGCGACCTTAACAATACTACTGTTGAGGGAACTATTGCCGCTCTAACTGATATTTATATTGACCGTGTAGACTCAACTACTTCTGTAGACGGTGTTAACAATACTGGTCAAAACGTATTGAATGTTGCTGATGGTACTCAGTTTACTGCTGGCGACTTCATTATGACAGGCGTTGCCACTGATCAGCAGGAGTATCAGATTACCTCTATTGCTACTAATGCTTTGACTCTTAATCAAAACCTAGCAGTTGCTACTGTTGGCGCTGAGACTGTATACAAGTTGAACCTTGGCTATACGGAGATTGACGTAGATGGTAACGGCGTTAACGAAAACTACTACGCTCAGTGGGATAAGGGTTCTAACAGCATTAACACTTACTACGAGCGTATGAAGTGGCTTGTCCGTGATGGCTCTACTTCTTATGTTTATGGTTTGCCTGGCGAGTTGTTCCGAGGAATTACTCACGAGATTGACGTAGATACTCCTACGGGCACTTTTGCTTCCGTAGAAGGCGTGTCCTGGGGTAGTGGTGCAACTGCTGGTACAGGCCAGATGCTTGCTATCAACTCTCCTACTGCTGGTACTAAGATGTGGATTCAGCTCTTAACAGGAGTTCTTCCAACAGACGGTACTACAATTACAGGTACGATTTCTGGTGCTACTGTAGACATGAACGTGACCATTACGGAACGTCCTGTATCTACTCCGTTTGTTGGTCAGTCCACTGGTACTGCATTGATTGGTGCGTTTGGTCTTGCTCTGCAAACTGATGATCTGCTTTCTACAGATACTGTGTTTGATTTGGGCAACAACGCTGTAACTCCACCAAACAACGTGACCTTCATTGTTACTGGTATGATCAGTGGCGAGGACTATGTTCTTGTTACTAACAACAATGCTGGTGACATTGACTTTGCTCAGATGGCACTTAATGCAACATATAGCACAGCAGGAGTAACTACGATCTCCGTTGTAGCCATCCCTGTTGATTGTCCGTCAACTGGCACAATTCGTATTCAGAGAGCAGATGGTTTGTATTCTCGACACGCATTTAGTGCTAGAGATTTAACTACTGATGACTTCACAATTGCCTCAACTGACTTCAGCACTAACAATGCTAACAGTGGTGCGAATGTGTTTATCAGCTACCTTGATAATCTCTATGATGGCACAACTGCTACAGACCGATTCACTTATGTATATAACGCTGACCGAACTCACTTCATCCGAGTCCGTGACGGTGGTACTGCTGGTGATGGCGAAGGTATCAAGACTTTTGAGTCTACCTCTACTATGGGTTCTAACGGCGGTGGTACTTCAATCAACCGTATCGCTGATGTGTAACTTAACGAGCGCCCTTCGGGGCGCTTTAGGTTCTCTTTATGCCTAAGTACAACATTAAGATAGTTAGCGAATTGCTTGCAGAAGGAATTGAGGCTGACTCTTATGAAGAAGCTAAGGACTACGTTGATAAAGATTTTACAACTAGGTTCTCGGCTGAAACTTCTATTGTTGTGGTTTCTTATGAAGAAGAACAGGGTAACTAATGGCTGCTGTTAGTGTAAGTTTTAACGGAACCAGATTAAACGACTCCGACTCTAATACGGGTTGGGGAAACTTTAATATTGGTGGTGGTTCTCCCGCATCTGAGCCTGCTAACGCCTATCAGCGTTCTACGGGTTCGGCCTCTACTGTTGGCGCAGTTGGTAAGAAAATAAACTCTACCACTGCTCGACAGGGTGTGGATTATGTGGGCACTTCTGTTGACTTCACCGCAGCAGCTAATCGTCTATGGTATTGTAAAGTCTATGTTGCAGATGGCTTTAATGTGAACTCTACTTGGGGAGTAGAGGTTGCTATGGGTTCTGCAAATACGTCAAATTCCCATAGATACAATATCGCGGGAAGTGGTGCTAATCGCTCTGTGTATAGTTCTTATCCTCCACAGGGCGGTTACATCATTACCTGTATTGACCCTACTATTGACTCCTGGGCAGAGACAGCAGATGACGGCGGGGCTTTTGATCAGACCTCTGTTGTTTGGTATGCCGTAGGTGCGCAGTTTGCCACTGGTGAGGCTAAGTCAGAAAACGTAGCAATGGATGCTATTGATTACGGGACAGGGCTTACCTTGGTAGGTGGTGATGGTGGGGATACTGATGGTAAGTATACCGACTTTGTAGATTTTGATCAGAACGACATTGACAAAAGATATGGTGCAGCAATAGGAAACGGTGATGCTGTAATCTTTAGAGGTATTGCTACTTTAGGTAGTGCTACTGCTACCGAATTTACCGATACTACCTCTGTTGTTACATTCCCCGATGGTTATCATAGTGCTGGGTTATTCGGTGTTAACGCTGATATACAGAATGCCAGCACACTTATCACAGATGGTGCACTTTTAATTAGTAACGGCTCTACAAGTATTGAGGATACCAGGGCTGACTATACGGTGAGTGGAACAAGTGGAACATTCTCCGCTTCTCACCAGATTCGTAACTTTAGAAACATAACCTATACGTCCGTATGTGATGTAGAAAACGCAGACATTGAGTGTCAACTATTAACTCAAAACAGTGCAAATATCTCTAATACGACAATTAGGACTAATTCTTTGTCAGGTGTTGCTTGCTTGCAAGACCCGACCCTTGGGACAACTACTGATCTCAATAATGTGGACTTTATTCAATCTGGCGTAGGCCATGCGATTGAGTTAGCGACCACTAACGGTGATTTTACTTTAACGAACATAACCTTCACTGGATACGGTTCTGATACAGCTAATGACGCGGCAATATACGTCTCTGCTACTACCGGAACTACGACTATTAACTACACTGGCGCAGCCCCTACAGTTAGAAGTGCTGGAGCTGCTATAGAATTGGTAGGTAATCCTGTTACTTTAAGTATCAATGTTAAAAACAGTTCAGGGGCTAATATACAGAACTCAAGAGTTTTAGTTGAAACTGCTGCAAGTGCTACGGGCGGGGAACCTTTCGAGGAGTCCGTATCTATCAGCCAAAACGCTGGAACTGCTACGGTAAGCCACACTGGTCACGGTATGACTACTGGTGATGTTATGGTGATACGCGGCGCGCAGCCAGACGGGTATAATAAGGCTGCTATAATTACAGTAACTGGAGTAGATAACTATACTTACAGTGTTAACTCGGCCCTATCTTCCCCTGCTACGGGTACGCCTGTAGCTTCGTTTGCCCCAATATCAGGTCTTACAGATGCTAATGGGGACATTAGTGCGACAAGGACTTGGAATGCAAATCAGTCCTTAAAGGGTGTGGCGAGAAAGGGTAATACTTCTTCGCCTTTCCTAAAGCCTGCGGAGTTCACACAATCTATCAGCTCTAGTAACGGTTTAGCTGTTAACTTAGTTCAACAACCTGACGAATAGGAGGAATATCGTGAGTTTTGGAAGTTCTAGCAAAGATCCTGGAGAAATGACCAGGGCAGAAGAGATCGCGGCCCATGTCCGTAGTAAGTCTGCAACTGTAGAAGGAGTACACCAAATGCTCCAAGTACAGGCCCAGCAGATAGAAACGATCAGACAGGACGTAGCAGGTCTTCACATGGCCTACAAGACTCTTAGAGAAGAGTTTAGTCAGTTCCAGGCCGCAAGGCATAGAGAATTGTCTATGAAGGTTAACGGCGGCTCTACGACCCCTGAAGACGATGGCCTAATGGATAGGTAATGGCTATAAGTATTGACAGAGTAACTAACGTAATCAGTGTCCCACAGAGTGATTTAACCTTTGTGTCTGGCACTTTTTACCGTTTGGATACTCGTCTGCTTTGGGAGGAGCTAAAGCAGATAGAGGCTAGTGAGGAAGGGATAATCTTTCCTGATACGCAGGTACATAATAGTGAATATACAGTGGCTGGCGCTACTTATGCGGAGTCTATACAGATTATAGCTCCGTATTCGATAGAGTTTACGCCTGACGGACAGTATACCGTGGAGCTAATTAATTCCAATAACAACATATTTGATGTTGGTAATGCTATTTTGATACAGAATCAGGTACAGGTGATCCCTACTAACTCTGCTGGCTTGGTAGTCGAGGAGTCTCCTGTTAACTTAACCAAGGGATTCAGGTAATGGAAGTTATAGATTTTCCTATAAACAAGATGGACTCTATTGCTGAACAAGCAGACGCAGAACTTTATGAGTGGTGTTTAGAAAAAATACAGCAAGGATTAGATCCTGTATACCTTTCAGGAGTTTTGCAGTACAACTCTGCTTATCTGTTATCAAGTATGATTGAGGAAGAGTAATGGGTTCATTTACTAGACTAAGAGGCACTTCATACCTATACGATCCAGGTACGGGTATGTTTAGTCAGGTTCAAGACCTACCCAATTGGGTTGATGACTCTGCCCCTGCAATTAATATTACTGGAAGTTTTGGCGGTGGTGTTGATACCCAGGCTTTTTATGATGCTCTTGCAAAAGATTATGAAGAGCAACTTGGAGGTGAAGAGGTTCAGGATTTATTTACCAATCAATTAGCTTACCAGCCTCCTGATGAATTTGTTGGGCCTCCTGAGCCTGAAGATGATGGAATAGAGATTGAAGATGATCAAATAGACATGGTGGATTTGGTTGAAGAGGTTTCTGGTGTTGTAACAGATGACCCAAATGATGTTTGGAAAGATACAGATAAGGATGATCTGGATTTAAAAGGCTTTATAGATTTAGCCTTTGATGTATTTGGTGCTTACAACAGAGATGCAATTACCAATGTTGTAGACTTAGTTAATGAAAGAGGTATATCTGTTCAGGAAGTAGCTAATGCTACAGGTAACAGTGTTGAATCTATCAACCAAGCTGCTACGGAATCTGGCGCTGCGATTGAGAATCAAGGCACTGGAGATACCGCTGGAGATACCGCTGGAGATACCGCTGGGACTCCAACAGGAACCACAGGAACCACAGGAACTCCAACAGGGACTACAGGTACGCCAACAGGAACTCCTACAGGAACCCCTACAGGAACACCAAGTGGTGAGCCAGAGCCAGAGCCAGATGACGAGCCGCCAAGTGGGATATTTACTGAGCCTCCAAGAGATGATACGCCGACTCCTGAGCCAACTATTCAAACTCTGCCTCAAGTAGAGCCAACCCCTCAGCCAATCCCTCAAATGGGAATGTTGGCTCTTATTCAAAACACCCCTGTAGCAAATCAGATGTTTTCAAGAGAATTATTTGAGCCAAAGCTAAAAGAGCTAGATAACGTAGCGCAAGCTTTAGGAATGCTTCAAAGCATAGGAAGGCGATTCTAATGACATACTTAGACTTAATTAACAACGTCCTCCGTAGACTGAGAGAAGATACAGTAGATACTGTTAACTCTACTACTTACTCTAGTCTTATTGGCGATTTAGTAAATGATGCCAAGAAGATAGTTGAGAACTCTTTTGATTGGACTGCGTTAAGGGACTCGATAGTAGTAAACACTGTAGACGGGACTAATCAATATTCTCTAACAGGCAGTGGTGACTTGGCCGTAGTTAAGGACGTAATGAACACTACAGCTAAGAAGTTTATGCACCAGAGAAGTCAGTCATTTTTTAACAATGTTAACTACAATACTTCTCCGGTATCAGGATCACCTGATTACTTTACCTTTGTGGGGATAGACTCTAATCAAGATTTAACAGTCCAGCTATACCCTAATCCTGACGCTGCTTATACGATTAGGTTTGACGTATCTGTACCTCAAGCTGACTTATCTACTGACTCGGATAGACTTTCAGTACCCGTTAATCCTGTTATCCAACTAGCCTACGCTATGGCTTTGAGGGAAAGGGGTGAGACAGGTGGACAGAGTGCTGCGGAGCAATTTGCTGTAGCCTCTACCGCTTTGTCTGATGCTATAAGTTTTGACGCTAATCGCTATCCATCTGAGTTGACTTTTGTGGTGACATAATGGCCCAAGCTCTACAAGACATAACCATAACGGCTCCTGGGTTTGCTGGAGTAAACACCCAAGACGCACCGTTAGCACAAGATCCTACTTTTGCGTCAGTTGCAGATAACTGCATTATTGACAAAGAGGGACGGGTTGCTGCGCGTAAAGGTTATGAAATGGTATCTACCAACGGGGCTTCTGTATTGGGAAGTTCTGAAGGGATTACTGCGGTTCACCAGTTCAGAGATTCTACCGGAACTGAAATTATCCTATCCGCTGGAAATAACAAAGTGTTTGTCGGTGATACCACTTTGGTAGATAACACTCCTGCTGGATATACAATTACCGATGATAACTGGAAGATCGTAAGTTTTAATGATCACGCCTACTTTTTTCAGAGAGGGCAGGAGCCTTTACTCTATCACGATCCTGTTGGGAACATTGAAGTTATGTCCCAACACGTTCAGGCCCAAGGAATCCCACCTCAAGGTAACGAAGTCCTAGCAGCTTTTGGTAGATTGTGGGTGGCCGATTTTAATACAGATAAGTCTACTATTTACTGGAGTGACCTCTTAAATGGGCATGATTGGTCTGGAGGATCTACGGGTTCAATAGACATATCTAAGGTATGGCCTAATGGTTATGACGAAATCGTAGCTTTAGCTGCTCATAATGGGTTCTTAGTTATCTTTGGTAAGGACTGCATCATTATCTACGATGGTGCTGAATCCCCATCTACCATGACTTTAGTGGATACCATAGTCAATATTGGCTGCGTATCTAGGGACTGTGTAGCCTCTACGGGTAAGGACTTAATCTTTTTAGACCGTTCTGGCGTAAGAAGTTTGTCCAGAACCATTCAGGAAAAGTCCTCACCGATTGGTGATATTTCTAAGAACGTAAACAATGACGTTAAAAATCTTGTATTTAGCTCTACGGGTAATATCAAATTACACTACTCTTCTAAAGAAGCGTTTATACTTATTAACTTCCCGTCTCTTCAGTCGATTTACGTCTTTGATACGAGATTTCCTCTCCAGGATGGATCTTACAGAGCCACTACATGGTCAAGCATTTCACCATTATGTTTCACTAATCTGGTGGATGACACTATTTATCTTGGCAATGCAGATGGCATCGCTAAGTATGATACTTACACAGATGGGACAGACTCCTATCAGCTAAGTTACTTTTCCCATCCCTTATCTTTTGGGGATAGCTCAAGACTTAAATTCCTCAAGAAAGTAAACCTTCTTACTTTCAATGGAGCAGAGGCTACAGTTGTTCTTAACTGGGCCTACGACTATAAGAATGATTACAAGAAGCAAGCGTATACATTGCCTGCCAATAAAGCTGCTCAGTATAACGTATCCGAATACAACACTACCGCAGAATACTCCTCTTCTTTGAGTCTGATTAACCGCCAGAAGATTAACACTTCTGGGTCGGGGTCTGTTGTATCTGTAGGAGTGGAAACTACCGTAAACGGTAAATCAATAGCTATTCAAGAACTTAATATTCATGCACTACTTGGAAGGATTGTATAATGTCTGATTATATAAAGACCACAAACTTTGCCGCCAAGGATGCCCTGGTGTCAGGTAATCCTGCCAAGGTTGTGAAAGGCACAGAGCTTAACGCTGAGTTTGACAACATTGCTACCTCAATAGCCACTAAGTCTAATTCAGGATCGCCCACATTTACGGGAACCACAACTGTAGCTAACCTCACGGTGTCAGGTACTTTCACCGGCACTATTGATGGAGGGACTTACTAATGGCTTGGTATGATGAGTTAGGAAGCGCAATAGGAGGCCTACTTGGCAGTCCTACTGCTGGACTTATAGGAGCTATAGGGCAGGGTGCCTTAACAGAAGACGCTATTCGGGATATTGGTCAAGCTCGCCAGGAGGCTAACATATTCTTTGGTGGGCAACCTGATCTACCTACTTATGAAGGTGGTTTGTTAGGCGAGGTAGCAAGACAGTCTCAGTTCAAACCATTTACCGTTACTGGGACTAATGTATTTGGACAACCTTCTGCTGCTACTATATCCGAAACAGGTACTGAGCTGGCCCTAAGCCCTGAAGAAGCTGCATTACAAAGGTCTTTGACTGGGTTTGGTCAGAGTGCTTTTGACTTCCTGGGCGACCCTATGGCTAGAGGGGAAGAGCAAACCAATATTATTGGTATGTTGACCCAAGACCCAGCTCAAAGAGCGGGTAGAGAAGCTGACATATTCCAAAGACTAGAGGCTATGCAAGCTCCTGAAAGGGAAAGGGCTAGACTTGGCTTGGAAGAAAGACTTTTAGGCCAAGGAAGATTAGGTGTACGGACTTCTATGTTTGGCGGTACTCCTGAACAGTTGGCCCTTAGCAAAGCCATTGAAGAGCAACGTGCTGGATCTGCGGTATCTGCTATGGAGCAGGCCCGTCAAGAGCAAGCACTACAGTCTCAGCAGACTCTACAGGGTTTGGGTGAGTTTAGAGGTAGAATGGGACTATTGGGACAGCTTGGATTGCAGTCTGTACCTACGGCTTACACCCCGCAGCAAGAGCTGTTAAGGACGTTAACTCCGCAACTGGAGGCTTCACGCCTAGCATCCTCTTTACAGGCCACTGGTCTAGGTTTAGGGGCTGGTTTGGCAGAATCTGCAATAGAATCCCAGTTGGGATTTGAAGGGCTTAAAAACGCTCTGAGACAGCAGCAGTATCAAGGTCTGTTTGACTTGTTGAACACAGAAAGACAGGCTCAGGCCCAAGCTGCATCTGGAGGCAGTGGGTTTTTCCAGAATCTATTTGATCTAGGTGCTTTTGATCCTCTTGGATCTGCTGGGTAACTGCAAGGATATTAACAATGGCTATTAACATACAATCTTTATTTAGCGACATCATTGAGACTCCTGCACAGCGTCAAGAACGTATGCTTGGTGAAGGAATACTCAAGGGGCGGGAGTTAACTAGCGGTCTTACAGGCTTGGCTAGGACTCAGGCCCCTCTAGTATCTGCTTTGGCTATGCAAATGCCCCAGAGACAAGAAGCAATGCGCAGGGGTGTTGGTGGAATGTTGGGCCTGGACGTTAGAACTGAGTCTGAGAAGGTTCAGGACGCTCTGAAGGGTCTTGATATAGAAAATATAGACAGCGCAAGAAGTACAGCAAAGACCCTTCAAGACATGGGTCTTGGCCTTCAAGCCGCCCAGCTTTTGTCTTTAAGCGAACAAAGAATTGCTGAAAAGGCGGCTAGGGAACGAGAACTTGCTGTTGCAGAAAGTCAAGCAGAAACCGCTAAAACAAGAGCAGCAACTGCTGCTGAACAAGTTGAGCTAGGAAGAGAAGAGCTGCAATTTAATCAGACGGTTCAAGATGATTTAACCGACTGGAGAAACCAGCAAGTTTCCGAAGCAGAACTTGACAGGGTTCTAAAAAGGGATGAACTTGATTTAAGAGAAAGGCTCGCTGAGTTGCAGAAGGAAGATTTGGATTCTAGGACAATAGCGGCTTTAAGAGAAGCCGACCTTAGAGCTTCCGATCTTTATGATGACGCTAGAGAGACAAGAGCCTTGGCAAAAGAGTTCAATGCAGCAGAAGCCGCTGCTAATTATACTCCTGGAATGGCTGGTGAGATAAATGAGAAATGGAAGGCCATAACTGGAACACAAGACGAAATAAGTACGTTAAGGAGAAGGTTCAATAAAGTTATCAATGCTGCAACAATGGACGGACTCCCTCCTGGAGCTGCTTCAGATAAAGATATTGAATTGGCAAGGCAAGGCTTTCCAGACGAAACTTATAGTGCGGAACAAATTGCAAGCTATCTGGCTGGTATGCAGAAATTGTCTTTTATTGCAGCAGAAAAAGAGAACGAAAGGCTTAAGTTTTTGAGGCAAAACAATGGCTCTCCAGCAATGATAGATTCTGAAACCAATGAGGTTGTTACTTTCAATGATTTCTGGTCTAGTAAAATCAATGATCCTCAATACATTACTTATTTAGAAGAAAAAACTAGCCTTAATTTTATGGATCAAGCCGAAAGAGAGGCCTATGACAGGCAATTGCAAAGCAGCAAAAGGCAGCAGCTAGAAGAAGAGCAAAGGCAGCAGCTTGAGCTACAGAGACAAAGGCAAGCAGAATTTGAGCAAACTCAAAGGTCTGTTAGCTCACCAGGAACATTTAGTTTATAGGATAAGACAATGGCAGACCCTAGAGATTTATTAGGCATTGACCTGTCTACATTAAGTGATGAGCAGATAGATTCGCTTTATGAGAGAAGGAGAAGGCCAACTAATGTAGAAGGTCTTGAGACTGTAGGTTCTATTGCTGGTGGAATAGCTGCTGGTGCTGCTGCTGGTACATTGGGTGCTGGCCCAGTTGGAACAGTTATTGGTGGCATTGCTGGTGGCATGGTTGGGGCTTTTGGTGGCGAGCTTCTTGAAGACATAATTGAAGGAAAAGAAAAAGATTATGTCGGAGCGGCTGAAGAGGCTTTGATTTCTGGTGGCTTTGACGTTGCCACATTGGGTGCTGGCAAATTAGTCAGGCCAGTGTTTCGGCTAACTGGAGCAAAAGCACTAGGCGATAAATTTGGTCAGCTTATGAATGTTTCTAGGGCTGCTCAAGGAAGCAGGGCTTCTCTTGCCCAAACTCAACAACTTCTTCAAGAAGGCGGTGCTTCTCTTAACCCAAGGGCTATTGAAGATGTTGGCTTTATGAGAAAGCTGTTCAATGAAATTGCTGAAGTCGGCATGATTTCCAGAAGAAGCTATGAAGCAGACAGGAAGGCTGCGGCTGACGTAATTAAGGGGCATATAGAAGGGTTCTCAAAAGGAGGTCTGACTACTGAAGACCTTGGGGAGTCTATGTATTATGTCGTAAATGGTGGCCGTAACGCCGCCAGAGAGTTTTATGGAAAAGAGCTAGACAAGATAATACAAAACGCGCCGACAGAATCAGTTTTTCCAACTAACAAGATTGGCTTCAAGATTGGTGATTTCCAAGTCAAGAATATGGACGATACTGGTTCTATTCTTCATAAAGAAACTCAGAGAATATATGAAGAGTTCAGGGACATAATTGCTCCTGATGGGAAAGCGTTAAAAGTAAATGCACAAACATTGCTAAACCTTCAAAAGCGTCTTAACGGATATATTGATGATGCTATGCCTGGTGGCGCAAGCCAGAACGCGACAGTTGTTAGAGAGCTTACTCAGCTTTCTCAGGCAATCAAGGAAGGGATAGAAGAAACTTTAGAGAAGCAAGCTCCAGGAATATACAAAGATTACGCTAATCTAAATTCAACATTCAAAGATCTGACTGAAGGAATACTTCCAGAAGTTAACGCTGGTCAGTTTAGGCGCGCAGGAAAAGGTGATTTTGATGCGCTTGGTAATATGTTGATAGCTACTGGGAATATCTCAAAGGTTAAGAACTTTATGACCAGTATTGATAAGTCCTTTGAAGCCCTAAGAAAATCTGGCTTATTAAAAGAATTACCAAAAGAACTTAGGACAAAGAAGAACGTAAAATCAATATTGAGAGCGTCTTTCACTAGGAATATGTTTGGTGATTTGACTGATGAAAAGGTCTTTAATCAGGCTACCGTAAATAAATTTAATAGCCCCAAGAACCAGAAGATAATGGCAGCGATATACGGGGAAGAATGGCCTCAGTTTAAGAAAGTATTAAATGCTGTGGGCGACTCTCTAAGAACTACTGAGGGAGGCGTACTGTCTTTGGCGTTGAGAGGTAGGGAAATTAGTGCTGCTCTTGGTGCTGGTGCTATTTTTGGGCTTGGTACGCAAGACCCTGCGGCTGGAGCTACTGCTGCGGCTACCACTGCTTTAGGTGTTCTGGGATTGCCTCCAGTTCTTTACAGGCTTTCAAAAAGCCCAAGGGCAGTAAACAAGTTGATTGCTTTTGAGAAGAGAGGTTTTAAGCCAAGCGAATACACTCCAGAATTTGTTATGTCTTCTTTAGCTAAAATCTTCTCAGAATTAAATGAAGATGACAGAAACGCAATTAAGGAAGAGGCGTATAACGCTGGCGTCTACAATATTAAACTTTAAGTTTCGAGGCAGTGCGGCATCCTGGGTTTCCTCCACCCTCGCCTTTGGGTGTCGTACTGACCTCACCTTAATGTAGATCCTTATCTATTATCTCTTTGTATCTCATAGAGATGAACATACTGAATAACTCATCTACAGTATTATTCTCCTCCATGAATTCTGAGTAATCCCTCACCATCATTGCTAGAGTCCCTATCGCCCTCTGATCGTCCCCCTCCAAAAAGGGCAAGTTGTCGCTCACCCACTTCGCCAGATCTTCTGGTTCCATGGGATCTACCTCTACAGTCCGGTTTTCCTGTTTCAAGCCAACATACTCCGCATAGTTTATATTTGTGATTCAAGTTCTTTGTTCTTCTTTCTCAGGTCTTTGATCATATCTTCTAGGTCAGGTCTGAAGTATTTAACAGGCTTCCTGGAGTCCATTAGCATTTGATCGCAGAAGTCATCCCCGTACATATCCCGCATAAACTTTGAGTAACCTTCTCTAACGTGAGTCCTATGCCTCATGCCATATTGATTACACCCTTTACACTGGGGATGTATGTTCTCTTCCATAATCTTAGTAGCCTGCTTCCCTCTTTCTATCCAGTGTCCACCCTGCATATCCTTCCAGTGAAACCACTTATTACATGATACACACTCTATAAACCCACTCTTATCAGCAGCCACCGCAGCCTTCAATCTAACGTGCTTCTGTAATAACTTAGCTACATCATCTATCAAAGCCCTAAGTGTTTTCTTTGGCATACTACTCTCTTAAATATTCTAATTTAGGCTCTTTAATCTCGCTCTCTATGAGCAGGTCTATGTAGTGTTTAGCTTTTCTCAAGTCCTCAACACCATTCTTACTCCTCCACCTAGTAACATACTTAACTACGTTGGCTTCGCAGTAACTTAAATTGTTAGCCTGGATATACTCTATGGGTTGGATTTTGAAATCCTTGTAATGATTCCCACCTACTTGTATGTCTTTTGCTTTCATAAGTAATCTAGGTTATCAGTAACCTCTCCACTCCTCTTTTTCTGTTGATGTTCCGTAGCCCTCTTCATGGCTAGTATCTTGTTAGACTCATCATAGGCATTCCAATTAATCACATCTTTGTAATACCTACCACAACCTACACACCAGATACTCCCCACGGTAGAAGTAGAACATATACCTCTACAGGGATTCCTGACTTTAGCTACACCTTCAACAAAGGGCATACGATTGGAAAGTGTTTGTTTACACATATCTCTACTGGCCTCCCATATCTTTCTGCCAGCTTCTCACAATAAGTTCGAGAAGGGTTGATGTCATCTTTCTTGTGATAGACGCACTGTTGGCAGTGTTCAAGGATGTTAAGTTCGCTCAGTTGTCTCATGGTGTTACCGTTACTCTACTAATCTCGCCTTTCTGCTTATCATAAGTGATTGCCAATGCACCCCTTTGGGAGTGTTCAAATCCCCTAGCCCCGTAGGCATCTCTGGCATTTAATGTGGGGTGTCTTTCTATCACCGCACCGGATACCTCTACTACCTCCTTGGTATGGTAGTGTCCTGTACTAATGTAGATGTAGTCAGTATTCGCCATCTGACCACGGAACCTTGGCTCTGAGAAGAACTTACCAGCAAGACCTCTAATCTTGGTTAAGTGTCCATGATGCCATCCCAAGAAGACATTACCCCAGGTAAATGAATAGTATGGGAACACACTATCATCCACGGTGACTCTTTTGTTCTTTTTGAATGCCATCTTCATTATGGCTTGTAACCAAACAGACCCAGTTAGATCGTGATTACCCTCGCACATTACTACATGAACGTGCTTATGCTTGTGTAATAGCATTTCTACCGCCCGTACACAGGTTTCTACCGCGACTTGGACTAGCTTAGGGTATCTACCATCTGAATCAAGAACGTGCTTGTTTAGTGGGGTTACGGAGGT